GCGGGGGGGACACGCTGCTGATGCTGTGGTGCGCGGACCCGGGGGCGGATCCGGCGGACCCGGGGGCGTGGCGGGCCGCGTCGCCGCATTGGGACGCGGAGCGTGAGCTGTTGATCGCGGATGCGTGGCGGCATGTGGTGTCGGGGATGGTGCTGCCGGACCCGTTGGAGCGGGATCCGGTGGCGGTGTTCGCGGCGCAGTACTTGAACTTGTGGCCGTCGGTGGAGGCGGGGGACCGGGTGCCGTGGCTGGTCGATCCGGTGGTGTGGCGGGCGGCGCGCAGGCCGGGCATGGTGCCGCCGGCCGAGGTGCTGGCGGCGGCGGTGGAGGACGATTTCGGGCGCGGGGGGGCGGTGGCGGTGGCGTGGCGCGACGGTGAGGGGCGGGTCTGTGTGACGTCCCAGGGTGGTCCGTTGCCGGACTGTTGGGCGCGGGTGCGGGATGTGCCGCGGGTGGTGTGCGGGTTGTCGCTGCGCGACAGCGAGCAGGCGGCCGCGGCGGGCGCGTCGGGGGTGGGGTCGCGGGAGGTGGCGGCCGGTTTGTCGGTGTGGCGGGACCTGCTGGAGTCGGGCCGGCTGCTGTGGGACGGCCCGGACCGGCTGGACGCGGAGGGCGCGGGCATCACGGTGGTCCCGTCGGCGCGCACCAACCAGCTGGTGCTGCGGCCGGGGCAGGAGGCGACGGTGTGGCGGGCGGCGCTGTTCGCGGCGGTGGAGGCGCACAACGTCCCCACGGACGGCTTCTGGGTGGGGTAGGGTGCCAGCAAGCCGGACACAGGTGTTGTCCTTCCGCAGTTGCGCGCGTGGGAGGTGCCTTGTCGCAGTCGGACCGGTTGAGGGCCCAGCAGTCGAGGTCCAAGAGCCTGCGGGTGCCCGGTTCGTCCCGCAGCGGTGCAGCGGATTCCCGTGCATGGCAGTGGCTGGTCGACGGTTCCCGTGTCCCGGTGCTGCGTCCCGCGACCCCCGGCGAGGCGGAGGGGATCCCCGCGTATGGGCGGGGTGTGGAGCTGTTGGCGTCGTCGGTGGCGAACACCGACTGGTACGCCGCCAGGTTCGACACGGACGCGGGTGTCTGGCAGCGGACCGCGGACCAGCCGAACATCGTGACCGACCCGGACCCGTCCACGGACGTGTGGCAGTTCCGGTACGCGGTGGCGGTGGACCTGATCGAGTACGGCAACCACGTCTCCCTGCTGGGGGACGTGGACGGTGCCACGGGCAGGCCGGGGTGGCTGCTGCCGGTCCCCGCGGACCTGGTGGGCATCGTGCACGACCCGGGGGGCGGCTGGTGGTGGACGGTCGCGGGCCGCATGTTCGACCCGTCGGAGGTGCTGCACATCAGCGCCGGGAATGAGTCCGGGGAGCGCCTCGGGCGGGGCACGGTCCGGCAGTACGCGGACGCCCTGGGGCAGGTCTCGGCCGCGGAACGCTACTCGGGGAAGTGGTTCGCCGGCGGCGGGCTGCCGCCCGCGATCATGTCGGTCACCCCGCAGCCCAGCGCGTCGGAGCTGGAGGGGTTCAAGTCGCGGTGGCGGTTGATGTCGCAGACGGGGGAACCGATCGCGCTGCCCCCGAACGTGACCGTGACCCCGCTGGTGCAGGACGCGGACAGGGCGCAGCTGGTGGAGTCGCGGACGTGGAACGCGCAGATGGTCGCGATGGTGCTGGGGATCCCGCCGCACATGTTCGGGCTGCCGGGGCCGTCGATGACGTACCAGAACATCACCGACGCCGATATCGCGTGGGTGCGGGATTCGGTGGACCGGTGGGCGCAACCGATCCGGCACGCGTTCTCCAAGCACCTCCTGCCGCGGGGGCAGGAGCTCCGGTTCGACTGGGGGTCGCGGATGAGGTCCAGCCCGAACCTGGCCGCGGACTACATCACGAAGCTGACCGGTGCGGGGGTGGTGACGGTGGACGAGGGCCGCCAGGAGCTGGGGTTCGGCCCGATGCCGCAGGACGACACCCCGCGGGAGGGGACGACGCCGCAGGGTGTCCCGGAACTTGTGCCGTCGGAGGTGGCAGGGTGAGCGAACTGATCATCGAGCGGGCGGTGGCCGCGTTCGAACCGGTGGGCGACGGGTGGACGGTGTACGGGCGGGCGGTGTGGTTCGACGTGCCGCAGCGGGTCACCGACGACGGGGTGGAGTTCTACCAGGAGGTGTTCGACCCGGCGGCGTTCGACCGTGATGTGGCGAAGGGGGGCCGTTGGGTGAACCTGATGGCGGGGCACCGCGGGGACGACGGGGAACGGTTCCTGGGCCGCGCGATGCGGCTGGATGCGCTCCCGGACGGCCTGTACGCGGAGGTCCGTTTGGACCGGTCGAACCCGTTGGCGGACCAGGCGCGGGCGGGGGAGTTGACGGGCTGGTCGATCGGGGCGCGGGTCTATAAGACGACCCTGCAGCCGGACGGCACCCGGCGGCGGCTGGCGTGCGGCCTGAACCACATCGCGGCCACCGCGTCCCCGCAGTACGCGGGTGCCGGTGTCCTCACGTACCGCTCCGAGCACGTCCAGGAAACGCTGGTGACACCGCTGCTGGATGCGTGGCGGGCACGGTACAGTCACCGTTAGTGAGAGCCGCCGCCCCGGCAGGCCCGTACCGGCCACCCCGTCGAACCTGAACGGCCACCCCGGACGGGTCGTAGCAGACCGGCCACCCGGCCAGACATCAGTCAACGTCTGGACCCGGGAAGGGGCCGATATGGGGTACAAGGATCAACTCGTCGCACAGTTCGACGAGATCACCGAAGGTATCGAGGCGATCCTTGAGCGGGCCGCCGGTGAGAACCGGGACCTGACCGCGGACGAGAACGCCCAGATCGAGCGGGACGACGCACGTCGCGGTGAGCTGCAGAAGTCGATCGAGCATTACACGGGCATCGAGGCGCGGACCAGCAAGGTGGATGCGCTGCGGGCGCAGATGCCCGCGGCACGCCGCGGCGGCGGCCGTGTGGTGGAGCCGGAACCGGAGTTCGACCTGTTGCGGGAGTTCCCCACCCCGGGGCATTACGCGGCCACCGTGCACCGTGCACTGGTGAAGAAGGACCGGGACGCCATCGCGCTGCTGGAGCGTGCCACCGCCCACCAGATGGTCGCGGACAACCTCGGGCTGGTCCCGAAGGCGATCGCCGGCCCCGTGATCGACCGGATGCGGCTGATGCGCCCGCTGGTGCAGTCGGTGACGACCCGGACACCGCCCGGGCCGAAGTTCGACCGGCCCATCGTCACCCAGCAGGTCGACGTGGGGGCGCAGGTCATCGAGAAGGACCTCACCACGTCCCGCAAGATGCTCGTCGGCACGGTGGAGATCACCCTGCAGACCCACGCGGGGCACCTGAACATCTCCAAGCAGGACATCCGCTGGTCGCAGCCGGGGATCCTGGACCTGGTGTTCCAGTCGTTCGCGAAGATGTACGCCCGCGTGTCGGACTCGGCTGCCTGTTCCGCGTTCACCACGAAGGTCACGCAGACCCAGGAGATCGCCGGGGCGCCCGGCACGTACACGGCGGCCGCCATCGACGCGGCGCTCGGCACCGCCGGGTCCACGATCGCGGGCGCGTCCGGCGACAACGGGGAGCTGAACCATGCGTGGGTGTCCCGCGATGTGGGGATCGCGCTGGCGTCGCTGCGGAACGCGAACACCGGGCAGAAGCTGTACAACATCCCGCTGATCAACGGCACCACCGGCGACCTCGACGGCATCCCCGTCACCGTGGACCCGCGGTTCGCGGCGGCCACGTTCATCGTGGGCGACGAGTCCCTGGTGGAGTTCTGGGAAGACCTCGAAGGGTTCATGTCGATCGACGAGCCGGACGTCCTCGGGCAGCTCGTCGGGTACGCCGGCTACAACCAGCTCGGTGTGGTCGACCCCACCGGGTTCGTGAAACTTACGAACATCGCCGCGCTGTCCGCGGACACCGTCGCGAAGAAGTAGGAGCCGGTGGACTGGATCACCGGCGCCGACCTGGAGGCCCGCCTGGGTCTCGGGGCCGGTGACCCGATGGCGGTGCAGCAGGCCGCCGCCGCCTGCCAGCTGGTGCGGCGGCGGCGGTCCTACACCGCCGACGACGTGCTCGGCAACGACGTCGCGGTGATCGAGGGCACCCTGCGGTGGGCGGCGCTGCTGTACCAGGGCGTGAACGCCGCCGCCGGGTTCGCGGAGTACGACGAGTTCGGCAACCGAACCGACGGCTACGGCGACGCGATCAGCGAGATCTACCGGCTGGTCGGTTCGGATCCGGTGGTCGCGTGAACGCCATCGGGGACGAGCTGGACGCCCTGGCGCTGGAGATCCGGACCGCGACGGGGTGGCGCACCACCCGCGACCCCGACGAACTGGTCCCGCCGATCGTGATGCTCGGCCTGCCGACCCTGGAGCGGCGCACCCTCGCGGGCCGCCGCATCATCACCGTCCCGGTGCGGCTGGTCGCACCCGCACCGGGGGACCGGCGTGCCGCGGACATGCTGCTCGGGGCCGTCGACACGCTGCTGGACGTGCTGTCCGCGGACACCGCGCAACCGGTGACCGTGGAGCACGGCTCCGCCCGCTACCCCGCCTACACGACAACCGCTCGACGCATCATCGAAGGGACATGACATGCCCACGACCGGTTCCCGGCTCGGCCCCGGCAAACTGACCATCGGCACCGCACCGAACGACTACTCCTACCAGATCACCAACACCCGGCTGGAGCCGACGGTTGAGGAGAACGAGGCCCGCGGCACCCTCGCGGAACCCACCCGCGCCCCGACGACGAAGACGACATGGGCGCTGGCGGGGACCGTGATCCAGGACTGGGAGCTGGAGTCCCCGCAGGGGTTCGTGGAGTTCTGCCGGGTGGAGGACGGCAACGAGCATCCGTTCACGTTCGTCCCGAACACGGTGGTCGCGAAGCAGTACACGGGCACGTGCCGGGTGACGGCGGTCATCATCGGCGGGGAGATCGTGGACGACGATTCGACCAGCGATTTCTCGTTCCCGGTGTCGACGTTCACGCGGGGCGCGGTGACGCCGTGACCGCGGTGTTCACCCTCACCATCACCTATCTGGACGGCGTGGTGCAGGAGGTGGAGGGCGACCAGTACGCGGTGGCGGTGTGGGAGCGGTGGGCCGCGAAGCAGGGGTTGAAGAACGATCCGCGGGCCCCGGAGGCGTTGGCGATGACGCAGCTGCGGGTGATGGCGTGGGCCGCGGTGCAGCGGACGGGGAGTGTGAAGCAGTCCTTCGATGTGTGGGACGGGCTGGTGCGTCAGGTGGAGGCCGGTTCCCCGGAGCCGGTGGACCCTACCCGGCCGGCCATGTCGGCCGGATGATCGCGGTGCTCGCCGTGGAGCTGGGGGTCGCGCCGCAGTCGCTGTGGGACGCCGACCCGCGGGACCTGGCGACGGTGGTGGATGTGTTGACGGAGCGTGCGGCCGCGGTGGGGCGGGGGCGGCGGTGACCAGGGGTTCCGGTTACGACATCCAGGCCGTCGGCCTGGACACGTGCCTGCGGGTGTTGACGCGGGCCGGGGCGGAGCTGCACAACCTCGACGTGGCGTCGGTGCGGCTGTCGAACTCGGTGCTGCGGGGCGAGGCGAAACAGGTGGCCGACGACTTCGGGAGGACGGTGGTGGGGCCGTTGTTCGCGGCGCACGGCGGCGGGCAGGGCCCGAAGATCGCGGACACGGTCCGG